CCCGAAAATGTAGATAAGGATAAGCTACTAGAAAAGCTAAAGCACGAGAAAAACGTAGCGCTAAAATACCAGAAGCGTAGGCACGCAGCATGGGCGGGCATATACGAGCTATACCGCAATATCATACGCACAAACCGACTAACACAGCGGCAGGCAATAAACATACCGCTAATGAAAGAAACTATAAAGACTATAGGCAGTAAAATAAACGAGGACACCGACATACACCTAGAGGATAAAGCGGGCGAGGTAGACAAAGAAATACTAGTAAACGCTATATGGGCGCAATGCGCCGAGGATAATAATTTTGAACTACTAGATCGTGTAGACAAAAAGCAAGAGCAGCTATACGGCAGAAGCCATTTTGTGCTAAACGTAGACACCACCAAAGACATACCCGTAACGATAGGCGTAAAGGATATTTACGAGCTACTAGTAGACCCAAAGACAAAGCCATGGGACATAGACACGGCGCGCTACACCGTAGAGACAGCGATATACAAGCCGCTAGACGAGATCATGGTAAGCCCGAAGTACGACCAAGAGGCAAAGGGCAAGCTAAAGAACGCGTACAGCAAGAACGGCGCAGCGCAAACTTTTGCACGCGACCAACGCGCGAAGAACGAGCGACTACAGAGCCTAGGCATAGATAACATACAAGACCTAGAGGGCTACGACAGTATAGTAAGCCTAGACGGGCACACGACCATGCTATGGGATAAGAAAGCAGGCAAGTACACACGCTATTACGTACTAGTAGCTAACGAAAGTATTATTTTAAGTGCAGACACCCTAGAGGACGCGATAGGCGTAACATTTTTACCATACGAGGGGTGGGCAGACGACCTAGAAATAACCGACTACTGGAGCGACGGCACAGGCGACCTAATACTAGTACCAAACAAGACCATAAACACATGGATAAGCCAGTACATGGAAAACCGCACGCTACGCAGTTTTGGTATGAACTTTTACGACAGCACTATAGAGGGCTTTACACCGACAACCTACGAGCCAAAACCATGGGGCTGGTACCCATTACCTGGCAAGCCAGCAGACGTATACAGCAACGTACAGATACCCGCGCTAGACGGCACGCTACAAGACATACAGTTTATAGTAAACATAGCCGAGAAAGCGAGCGCAACAGGCGCGATAGATAAGGGCGCGGTAGAGGACGTAAAGCGCACACTAGGCGAGATAGAAATAGCCGTAGGTGCAGCAATGCGCCGCACTAACGACATGGCACTATACTACGAGCACGCACGCAAGCGACTAGTAGACAAGTGGTACAAAATGCTAGAGGCGAACGCACCCGAGAAAATTACACTATACAAAAAGACCCGCGACGGCGTAATGAGTGAAAAGCAAGTAAGCCGCGGCGAATGGGTAAGCACGAAAGGCTACGCGGTAGTAATTACTAACAAGGGGCAGCGACTACTAAAGACCACCGACGAAATACAGCGCCTAAAAGTAGTACAGCAAGAGTTCCCACAAAACAGCGCACTACGCAAGGCAGTACAGAAACGCATGATAGGCATGGTAGATCTAAGCCCACAGGAAGTAGCCGAGATACAAGAGGAAGAAGTACAGCGCGCAGAAGAAATGCTACAGGCGCAGCAACAGCCAACTACAGGCTTTACCATGGCAGGGCAGCCGCAGACAACAGGCGTACCGCAAGACCCCGCGCAAGTAGCACTACAGAAGTACGCAACACTACAGCAAGGTGGCTAAACTTATACACACGCACGCGCTTTCAAACTTTACAAAAACCTAGTACACTAAACCATGACAGACGCAAAAATGTTCTTTAAAAATAAAATAGCCAGCGGCATAAACCTACTAAATAGGTATATGCACGAGAAATTAAACGTAAGCGGGTACACCGAGTTAACCGAGGACGAGAAACGAACGCACGACCAGTGGAACGCGATACTAACGAAAGAAGCAAACACACAAGACCTAGTAGCATTTTTATATAAGCAGATAGCGGCACTAGGTAAAGATCTACGCGAAGCGGTACAAAGCGGCGCCGAGCGTAAAGCTATCTACATAGCGGCACGGGTAGAAAACTACGAGGCGATAGTAGCAGTACTAACCGAGCCAGAGAGAAACCGCGACGCGCTAATAGCGCAGATTACTAACCTATTAAACACACCGACACATGGCAACTAAAAGTGGTATACCGCGCAGCACGCTAGACAAGGCGACAGCAGCGCGAATAGAGGCACTACTAGTAGCGGGTGTAGAAAGCCTAACCGACGGCGATAAAGTATTTTTAAAAGCACGCAGGGACTACCTAACGGAAGCCGAACGCGACGACCTAGAAATAAACGACGACGACGACGACACACCTACACACGAGGAAGTAGAAGACCCAGAAGACGAGGAACCCGAGGCGAAGCCAAAAGCTAAACCAAAGGCGAAAAAGAAGTAAGACGCATTTATAAAACCATTAAACGCCTAACCCCTAACAGGACGGCATAACCACATAAACATATGACAACATCTACCCAAACCCAAACTAGCACTAATGCAGTGGACGGGGCAAACGCAAACCAAGGCGGCGGTAACAGCCAAGACGGGGGAGCAGCAGCAGCTAACAATGGCGCGAACCAAAACGCAAACCAAAGCAATGCTAACGCAGCAAACCAAGCAGGCGCGGTAGACTACCAAAAGAAGTTCGGCGAAAGTACAACCGAGAACCAGCGCTTTATGGATATACTAAAGAAAAACGGTATAGACCCAAAGACAGGCGAACGGGCACAGGCGCAAGACGACCAAGGAGCTAACGACGCAAGCGGTAGTCCACATTTTACGGACACAGACCTAGAAGCAGCATTCCCGAGCTACAATACAATGACAGATCAGGAGAAAGCCATACTAAAACAAGTAGGCAGCCTACCTAAAATGGCACGTATGGTAGCCGAGATGTACGACAAGACTACATTTAACGAGCAGCTAGCAGCAGTTACAGCTAACCCAGCAAACGCGATCATAGCCCAAAACGAGAAAGCGTTTAGAGAGTACGCATACAAGGATAGCAATATAAAGCTACCTATGGACGTACTAGTAGACGCATTTATAGGCAAGAAGCTACGCGAGCAAGGGGCTAACGGTAACCAACAGCAGCAAACAACGCAGCGGCAAGGCATAGAGCAGGGTACAGGGGCGCAAGGCGGCAACGGTAACGCTAGTGCAGAAATGACAGCGGAACAGGCACGCGAAATGCGAACTAAAGACCCACGCAAGTATGCGGAACTAGCGCGCACGGGCAAGCTAAAGGTAGTTAACTAGGCACCGTAAAGGGGCTACTAATTAAAAACAAAATTAGTAACCAATTATATGGCAGCATATTCAACAAACGCAGCAGAAATATTTGCGTCTACAGCGATCTCGAAGTATTTCGAGACAGCGGTAACGCCAATGATTACAAACGACGAGTACGAGGGCGAAATTAAAGACAAGGCAAGCCGCCTAAATATCCTAACATTTAGTGAAAGCGCAGGGCTACAGGATTACAGCGGTGCAGACCTAACCCTAGGCGACGTAACAGAAAGCGAGGGCACAATCGTAACAGATCAGCAAAAGGCGTACTACTTTAAGATAAAGAGTATAGACCGCTTCGAGAGTTACGTAAAAAACCCAGAGAGTACGCTAATGAGTGAAAAGGCAGGGCAGCTACAGGAAGCAGTAGACGCATATGTACTAGGGCTAGCACACAGCGACGCGGCATCAGGTAACCGTGTAGGTACAAACTACACTACAGGTACCGTAACAGTAACCGTAACAACGGGCGCAGTTACAGGTAGTGGTACTACCTTTACCGCAGCAATGGTAGGGCTAGGTTTTAAGGCAACAGGGCACACAGCGTGGTACCGCATAAAGACGTACACAAGTGCGACGGCTATCGTTATTGAAGACGACAAAGACGACGAAACTAGTGCGTACACAGGCGGCGCTATATCAGGCGGAACCGCGTACACTATCGAAGCAGCAACAGCCGTAACGATAGACACCGCAGGCGAGGCATACGCAGCGCTACTAGCCCTAAAGCAGAAGCTAGACGGAGCAAAGACACCAAAGAAAGGGCGCTGGGCAGTAGTAAACAGTTACTTTATGCAGAAGCTACTAGCGGAAAGCGTAATAGTACGCGACACCGAGCAGGGCGAGACACGCACAAGTAACGGGCTAGTAACACGCATAGCAGGCTTCGATCTATTCGAGAACGAGGAACTAGCGGGTAACACAAGCACAGGCTTCTGGGCAGTAGCAGGGCACAAGAGTGCCATAACGTTCGCCATGGCGTTCGTAGAAACAGGTGTAGAAGACCTACAAGGAAACTTCGGTAAGGCATACAAGGGACTAAACGTATACGGCGGTAAAGTAGTAGACGCACGACGTAAGAACCTAGCAGCATACCGTTACCTAGTAGGCTAAACCCTACGCGGCAAGGCGGCTAGCTAAACACTAGCCGCCAACACCGCACATTACTAACAACCTAACAGGCACATTATGGCAGCAAAAGCAAAGAAAACCGCGGAAGCAACGGACACCAAAGAGGTAGCCGTAGTACGCGAAGTAACGCCAGAAACGCTACGCCACAACGGGGAACAATACCTAAATGTAGTACTAGACATTATGGTAGGCGACACAGTAGTAGATACACTAAAGCTAGGTTTTAACGCGGGTACAACCGCCGACGAAATTAAAGCAGAAGTAGCGAAACTACTAGTAACGCGATCCGACGAGGCAGCGCGAAAGGAAGTGCAGACAGCGCAAGACGCGCTAGACGCAACAGCTACCGAGACCATAAGTGCGCTAGAGGGTATAACAATAGAATAGTTATGCTAACAAAAAACAAGGCACGCGTAGGCATGGTAGAGAACTTTACCTATCGCCTATACGACGCACAAGGCAAGCAGCGCAAACTTTTCTCGCTAAACCCAATAGGACGCTGGCTATTAAAGCGCGGTATAATAACCCCGCACACTAACCAGACCCTACTAGCCGCACTAAAACTAGGCGGGCGAGTTAACGAGCTAAAGGTAGCTAACCTAGTTACAAACGCAGGCAAGGCGGGCGTAGCTAGCCGTATAAATGGAGCAGGCGCAGAGGCAGCGTTTACGTACATAGCAATAGGTACGGGAACGACAGCCGCAGCGGCAGGCGATACGGCGCTACAGACAGAGATAACCACGGGCGGCGGCGCACGCGCAGCAGCAACGGCAAGCCGAACTACTACAGACGTAACAAACGACACAGCACGACTAGTGCTAACGTATACGTTCAGTAGTACATTCGCAGTAACCGAAGCAGGCGCGCTAAACGCAGCAAGTGCGGGCACCCTACTAAACCGACAGGTATTTAGTGCGGTAAACGTAGTAAGTGGCGATAGCCTACAAGTAACGATAGACATAGACGTAGACTAGCGACCTAACATAGCCCCGTGCCCCGCGCAGGGGGCTATATTTAGGTACCTATTACACAAAATAATTATAAACACCATGGCATTCCTAGACCCCGCAATAAACTTCGGCGACGTACAAGTAAGCACAGGCTATAACGCCGCAGCGACAAGTATAGTGCTAACAGGTAGCGAGGGCGCTAAACTACCGAGTACGTTTAGCTATAACATGGTATGGTGGAACTACACAGACTACCCGAACCCGAAAGACGACCCGAACCGCGAAATAGTACGCGTAACCGCACGCAGTACCGACACCCTAACGGTAACCCGCGGGCAAGAGGGCACGAGCGCGAGTACAAAAAACACCGCGAGCAAGACGTACCGCATGGCGCTAGTACCTACGAAAAAGCTAATAGACGACATAGAAGCGTACCTACAGGGTAAAGCAGCAGCAGATCTAGCGAGCGCGACAACTACAGACATAGGCGCAACTACAGGCACATACGTAAAGATAACAGGCACGACCACTATAACGGGGCTAGGCAGCGCAGTAGCAGGCACAACCCGCATAGTAAGTTTTGGAGGCATACTAACCCTAACCCACAACGTAACCGCTATAGTACTACCTACAGCGGCTAACATAACCACAGCAGCAGGCGATAGAGCGATATTTGTAAGCGAAAGCCCAGGCGTATGGCTATGTGTATCGTACCTACGATATGACGGCACAGCGCTAGCGGCGGCAAGCGGCGGCAGTGCTACGGCGATAGACAGTGCTACGGGCGCGTGGTGGAACATGCAGATACCGCCCAACTCTGCGCTAGCTAGTGGATCCGCGACCTATACAGGCATAATAGAATACTCAGCGTCAGCAGACGGACAAGCGCTACAATACTACCTACCAAGTAAACAAGGGGGTACGAGTGATAAGCTACTTTTTAGTGATATAAAACGAGTAATATGTAGGCTTTACTACCGCCGAACAAGCGGTACAGCTAAAATGGGTTTTGGATTTTCAGACCAAGGTTCGTATGTAGGAGACGCGGTAACCGCGGCAGGCGTTAGGGCATGTTTTACATGGGACGACGCAAGCGTACTTTACGCCGTAACATCAGACGGCGCAGGAACCCCGACATCTACTTCAATAAGTTCGCCACCCGCGAGCGGTAACTGGAACGAGTACATAGTAGATTATGATAAGGACAGTAGCACATGTAAGTTCTATGTAAACGGCACCCTAAAAGCTACCCACACAACAGAATTACCAGTAAGCGGAGACACTTGTAGGTTTG